TCAAATGACCAGTTTTTTCCACTCCTTGCCGCGTGCATCGTTGTAAATATCGGTCATTTTTTGATTCGAATGACCCAGCAAAATTTTGGTATCAATTCCCTGTTCTCTGAACAATCTTTCTGATAAAGATCTCTGCTCATGGAAAGAGGGTGGGGTGCCATTAGCACGCCAGTTGTAATCCACAGAATCCCGCGCTTTTTTAAATGCAACAGTTAACGTTGCTGGCTTAACCATCCCGCCGCGCTTAGCTGTCCCTTTCGCGTGATGATGGTGCAATAGCCACGGACTAAGAACGCAATCGCGACAGGATGACACCACATCATCCAGGGTGAGATTTAATTTATCGCAACGCAGAGCCAGAGGGATGGCAATCCGAGTTCCTGTTTTTTGCTGTTCGACATGAAGATAACCATCCCGGATATCCGAAAACTGCATTTTGCAAATATCTGAAAGGCGCTGGCCTGTCACCAGTGCCAGCAGCATGCCGCGCTGTAAAAAGTAACCATCCTTTTCCGCTGCGTTATAAATCATCATCCACTCATCAAAAGTCAGTCGCTGTCTTGATATCCGCACCTGCGGTTTTTTTGCCGATTCTGCAGGGTTAAAGCCTGGCGGGACATCGCCCGTTTGCTGAGCTTCCCGGAAAACATCGATCAGTACCTTCCTGAAAATTTGTCCCATTCTGTTATGTCCTCTGGCCTTGTACTCTTCCAGCACCGATACCACATCTTTTACGGTGATGGCATCTAACGGTCTGGTGCCAAAACGTTCATCAAATACTCTGAGAGGGGCCGCTTTTTGTTTCAGCGTGTTGAGTTTGATTTCTCCGTTTTCATATCTTTCCTGTTGAATTTTTCTGTAATTATTCAGAAAAATGGAAACAGTTGATGAACCGCCGGTATCATTAATAATTTTCTCCTGCAGACTGAGCATTTGTTCCATTTGCTGCCTGGCAAGACGGCTGTTCGCTTCTGCTGCAATAGTTTCTGCCAGTTTCTGGTCAATACTGCCGAGACCGTGATTTTTGCCTGTTATGGGATGCCTGTAACGCCAGTAAACTTTGTTATTTCTTTTGTCAAAATATGGAGACAATCCCGGAACATCGGTTTTATATTTTCGCGGGCGCGCCATCTTCCAGTATCCTCTTCAAAGCAGGGTGATCTGTGGCGATCACCTCCGGCTTGTTTACCATTCCGACAAAGCGAGCTCGCGGATCCACTCGCCAGTGTCTTCCAACTTTTTTGGGGAGAGGAAATATCATTCCGGCTTTAGCGTATTTACTTAACGTGCCTGGAGTAGGGACCGGATCGCTGAATTCCTCTTTTGCCCACTCAGTGAGCAGAATAAGTCTTGCCATGAGCGTCGTTCGCTAATCATGGTCGCCGCCACTATAGCTGGTGGGCGACGACCGGGGTTGAACATTAAAAATCAGCCTGACTCGGGATCAGTTTTTGTATCGTAGCTGTAACGTATTTTGCCTGGTGACGGGCGTCATCCAGCGCATTGTGGCGCACGCCTTCGAATGGAATAACGGTTCTGGCATCAAAGTCGATTGTTTTTCCCAGCTCAACGATTGTGCGTACATCGCGATCGTTGTAGTAGCGCCACGGGCAGGGGATGTCCAGGCGTTCGTATGAGGTGCGCAAAATTGCGTTATCGAAAGTTGCACCATTACCCCATACCTGAACTAATTTTTCATCTGAGTATTCGTTGATGAACTCCCGAAACCGCGAAAGGGCATCCTTCAGTTTTACCTGGTCTGTTAAAATGGCAGCTCTGGCTTCACTGGACTGCTTCAGCCACCATTCGATGGTTCCACCGTCAGGAACAGCCCCTGTATTCATTGCGTCAGTCAGACTGATAACGATATAAAATACTGGCCCGATTTCCCCTGTTTGTGGGTCGAAGAAAACCGCACCAATAACCACGATGGGCGCATTGGTGTTGGTTCCCATTGTTTCAAGGTCGATCATCAGGTGGTACCACACTCTGCTGGTGGATGTGATAACGTGATGACCGTTCACCGCAATTAAGGGATCTGCCGTCTCGCCAGTTTCATTATCGCTGGCGTGGTCCTGAGCGCTGCCAGCATTCTCCTTTTGTGGATGTTCAGCGCCTTCCATTTCCTCCGGATCATTTTCCTGAACTTCAACCTGATTCTCTTCATCGAATGTTTCCTGGTATGTTGCGTCGCCCATCACCGCACTACAATCAGGGCAGTTGCCGCCACCGATCTGACCGCAGGCTGTGCAGACTTTTTCCGCTTCCTGTTGCGCTACCGGTTCGGATTGTTTCGTTTCTGGCTCGTTTTGTAACGCATTTTGGCTGTTTTGTTCCGCTTTCTGGTTGTTCTGTTCCGTTTCTTGCTGGTTCTGGTTCACAGAATCGCGGGTTTCAATCCCCTTCACCCATTTCGGATCATTCGGGTCGCTAATCCCTGCAACAAATTCTCCGCGAGAGGCAGCAAGCAGTTCATTAGCGTCAGGCTGGCTGATATTGGCTGCCTGCATAATTTTGTTTACTTCGTCAGCGGTAACTTTTACCGGCTCTGGTTGTGCGGTCGTGTCAGATGCACCAGTATTTTGTTGTGAGCCTGAGTATGTACCGTTTTTGCGGGCAAAATATTCTTCTTTCGTGATTTCAGTAGCCCCTGCAGCCAGCGCCTTATTCAGACCAGAAAGTTTGTTTGCACGACCATATTTTTCGCCATCCTTATCGGTGAAAAGGAAGTAGAACGGCCCCTCACGCTCTACAGATGGTTCAGTTTCCAGCGTGCTTTCATTTTTTTGGGTATCAGATACTTCAGTTTCCACTGCATCAGTTTGTGCTGCTGACGGCTGGAGAATATCAGCAGTGTTCTGGTCTGTTTCTTCATCCTCAAACACGCCCTTTGTCGCCAGGTATTCAGTGATGTATTTGTTCAGTGCTACGGGATCTTTGTGAATGTCGATCGGACGCTCACGGACAAGGCCAAAAATAGTCTGACGGTCGTAGCGAACGGCATCGGGTTGTTTGCGCATTGATGCGGAAATGCGCTTCCAGTCTTCGCGATCTTTGTCGATAACTTCATTTTTTGCCCAGCGATGGATGCTGCCGTCAATGTTTCCGGCATCAATATCACCAGGCCAGAGATAGTAGGCCAGCTCCCTGTCCAGGGTTTTCCATGTCTGCTTGTATTCACGACGAATGGCGGCAGTGACAGGAGGGATTTTTTCTGCTGGGTTTTCAGTGTCCTGCCGGTTAACTTTGGCGCGGGCGAGATCAACAACAGAAGTATATGCATCACCTTCTTTGCGCTCCTTTTCCTGGCGTTTTTTACGGTCGAGAAAATATGCCTGAACGTCGGGCCATTTGGCGGTTGGTTTTAAATCACGTCTGGCATCGTTGATGTATTCAATCTGACGTTCCGGATACATGGCGTTAATTTCTTTAGTCCGGATAATTGCCTCTGCGAGGTGTCCGTCAAAGGTCATCATGTCGTCATCGCCAAGAAGCCCGCTTGCGTTGATGACCATATCCACGGTGATGTTTTCATGTGTGCCAAACTTAACGAGGACAGCAGCCTGCTTGTCGTCAGATAACTGATTAAAGTTAACAATTTCTGTATTCGGCTCAGGTTCGACCGGGACAAAGGAAGCGGATTCCTCATCCCAGAGGTTTTCCTGCATATAATCAGTATCCCAGGAATCAAGGGCAGGGCGGGCCATGCCGGGTTTATCCTCGCAGACAAGAAATTTATAAGCGCAGTCCTGAGCTGCCGGATATTGTTCCAGGAATTGCCAGGTAAATTTGGCACGGGCGCGGCGTTCGTCGCCAGCTTCAATGGCAGTGGCAACAGCAACTGCACCTTCTTCCTTTATTGCCTGTTCGTCCGGAATGGCGGCGCAAATAAAGACTTTACTCATTTTGTTTTAACCTCATTACAGATTTAAGGGTGAACAAATCCCTGCCATTGCTGGCATATAAAAATGAAACCGGATATTAATTACGGTGCTGTATTAAATCCTGCCGGGATTTCGGTATTATCCATGCGAATAACTTTCTCGACCGGATAACAGTTACCAGGAATTTTCTGTTCTGCTGCGGCAGCCATACATTCTTTCATTGAACCATATATACCAGTAACCACATCAACAGGTTCGCCAGTATTGAGAAAAACAGTCAGAGTGAGGGCAACAGCAGTATTCATTGCCAGTATCCTTTTTGCATCAGACGTAAACGGGCCAGCATTGAAACAATGCAAATTTGATTTAATAACTCCCGTTCGTGTTTTCTCTTATTAATGGCATCTTCAGTAAATACAGGGTTACTGATTCTGACTCCAATTTCAAAACAACCTTCAGACGTATTAACGTTTGGTAATAACGTTTCCATTATCGCGTCCTCAACAATGAACTTTGTGATGCGGTGCCTGGTGCCTCCAGGTGACGTTAACCAGTTAACAATTAACGCCGGATACAGAGAACCCACCCATAAGAACCAATACGGAAGTCAACTGGCCTTTTTAACTGTTCCGCGTGCGCTGAGCCGCATTCACCGCATCACAAAATTCACTTTAAAAAAGGGCGGACATCAGCCAGCAATGAAAACTGATGCCGCCAAAAGGTAATCAACATGGGTTGTTGCAGCGGGGTTGTCACTCAGGCGTATGGTCAACCTGACAACCCGGTGTTATCTCGAGGAAAGGATAGCCTCGCCATACTTACCGCCGCGCCATTTCGCGGGTTGCCACAACCGGAAGCGCACGGTCGAATTAAATTTAACGACACCGTACAGTGAGACGAACTTCGCCGTGCGCTTTCGTGTTGTGCCCTGACTTTTCAGGGATATATCCTTTCAGTAAACTGTCAGTGCCGGATGCTCACCCGTGTCCGGCGCACGCACTCCACCTGACCCGTGGAGAACTCCTTAATTACCAACCATCAGGAGGGTGAAATTTATGACACAAGAAGAAAAAGTAATGTTTCTTATGCGCCTGGCTGTGGAAACCTTTAACGCCCATTGCCAGGTGTCCATTTCACCATCTCACGCCATTTCTCTTGCTACCGAGCAAATGGGGGAGATTGACGTCATTTACGATAAATTTGAAGCATTCCTGGATAAGAAGCTTATGGCAGAGAAGCGTCAATAATCCTCATTACCCATCGTAAATATACAGGAGTGGGCTTGACGTTGTGTTTTTCAAGCTCGCTCTTCATTACTTCCTGCAACTTTGAGCTGATAATAAACAAATCAGGTTTATCGTTATTATTTTTATCAGCATCGTCTTTTTTTGTTTTCGACTCTTGTGGTGAATGTTCGAAAGTAACTTGCAGGGTATTATTTTTAGCGTCCGCAGAGCCTAAAGTATGTGCATATGGATGTGCTATTGTGCGCCCTCGCAGATTTGCATCATTTTCTAAATTCACTGAACGAAACAGGGCATCAACAAGGCTCTGTACAATGCAAAGGCAATCGAAGACTGTCGCTGTTTCTGTTTTGATTGATGAAAGAACATGGCCATTCAGGCAAACAGAAATTACCCGTTCATTAACATCGCTTTCCCGCTTTTGATTATCAGAACCATATAGCCCGGTAAACGCATCGCGCACATTACGAACCATATTATCGATGGTTTCTTTTTTTGCGGATCCCGGTTTAATTTCCACCAGGCTATCGCTAAGTGTCGTTGCAGCAATTGTCTGGATTTCTTTTGGTAAATCTTTAAATTCCATTATTAGCCTCGTTGGTCAGCTATTAACGTGGGTATGTAACCATTCTGGCAATGCTTAATGCCGCTGCTTTTTCCAGCCTGGTGATATCCTGCTCCAGAGCGGACAGATTTTCAGCCTGCTTAGCCCTGGCTTCATTGGCCCATTTCAGGTCCTGCGCTGCCATAATTTTCTGGCGCATCCACTCATAAAGCTCATCATCGGTATAGTCTGGCGCGATGATGACGGGTTCTCGTTTCTGCATACTGAATTCCTCGCGGTGATGTTTCGCTTATCAGCCGTTATATTTTGCCGAACTGGAAAGCGCCTGTTTAAACTCACTGAAGCTGAGAGCTTCTTCGCCTTCGGCAAGGCCTTCGAAGTATTCTTCGTAAGCCTTTTCCATGATTGCGTCGAAATCCATATCACTCACCTGAGTTTCTTTCCAGCCAGCGACGAGCGCCAGTTTCGGTTTTAAACGTTTTGCTTTTGGTATACGTCATCGCGGTGAATGTGCCGTCCTGGTTGGGAAACACGCCGTATACCAGAGATTCGTTGTTGCCAAGATCGATAGTATCCATGCTGACCTCATTTCCCCTTAACGCCGGGGTAGCGGAACAAAAACCTGCTGCATAGTTAAAGTTGAACCCTGCCGTCATGTTCTTACGCCTCGGGCTGGCTACTTACCCCCTGACCACTGCCTGGTAACTCGAAGTATTGCCCTGCGTTCTGTGGGGTGGGGTGGGTTGGTATGCAATAAATCTAAAAGTATTTAGTTTTATAGTCAAGGGGAATCTAAATTAATTTAAAAAAAAGGTCGGTATAACCGACCTTAAGTTCAAGGACATGGCAGTGTTATAGGTTGAACTGTACACCTTTTGCTACGGCAACAATTTTACACTCTGGCGTAAGCAAGGATGATTGATAGCGCGGATTGAGAGGGCTTAAATACACAAGTTTTCCATCAATAACTAATTTTTTTATAGTCATAGACGGTTCATTTGTAAGTGGATCTGGAACTATTACAGCGACAATACTGCCATTTTTATAACTTTCTCCTGGTCTTAGGATCACAGTGGCACCAACCGGGATACTCGGCGACCCTGAGGGGTTATGCATAGTGTCATCAGGCATTGAAACGGCAAAATCACCTTCCACTACATCAAAGAATGTGGTGATCCTATCGACATTTCCCATTGTTTTCTCTCCTTCTAAGATTAGGAAAGAAATCGCGTCACCCCACGAAAAGTAGGGGATCTTGGTGCCTGGATTGCTCTGCACAAAAGATAGTTCAGGAGACGATACTCCATACAGGAGATAGGACTCAGTAGTTCCTAATGCTTGAGCTAACTTACTTAGAGCTTTGCTGCCGGGTTCGTTTAGATCTTTCTCCCAGTACCCTATAGTAACCCCAGTCACGCCTGAAAGCTTACCCAGTTCTACTTGGGTGAGTCCCTTATCTTTTCTGAGTTTCTTAAGCCTGATGCCAAGGCTTTCCATCATTTTCTCCCGCGAGTTGAATATAAATTATTTTAGATTGCATTGACCTAAAAAAAATTATCCTGTAATCTAAAAATACTTAGATTTTAGGAGAGTGAAATGCGAGTTGATGAACTTGTTCAGTTTTTTGGCTCTGTTCAGAGGGTCGCTGATTTTTATGGGATAACCCGCGAAGCTATTTACATGTGGCGTAAGCGCCCCGGTGAAATAGTTCCGAAAGGGAGAGCTGCGGAAGCTGCCGCATACTCCAAGGGAAAATTATCTTTGAACCCAGAGCTTTACAAAAAGAAGGATACCACTCAGAGCGAAAGGAAGAGTGATTCATGAAAATCAAGCATGAACACATCCGCATGGCGATGAATGCCTGGGCGCATCCGGATGGTGAAAAAGTTCCGGCAGCTGAAATAACCCGGGCTTATTTTGAGCTGGGTATGACGTTCCCGGAACTGTATGACGACAGCCATCCGGAAGCCCTGGCTCGCAATACTCAGAAAATTTTCCGCTGGGTGGAGAAAGACACCCCTGATGCAGTTAAAAAAATTCAGGCGCTCTTACCAGCGATCGAAAAGGCAATGCCACCTCTGCTGGTGGCCCGAATGCGCAGCCACAGTTCAGCCTATTTTCGGGAGCTGGTGGAGACACGGGAGCGACTGGTGAGAGACGCTGATGATTTTGTCGCAGTGGCAATCGCCGGTTTCAATCAGATGAACCGCGGTGGCCCGGCAGGAAATGCTGTGGCAGTGCATTGACTGACAATAGCCATATCGAATCGCTTCCGGCAACTCGTGAGTAAAAAGATTCGGTATCAGAAGAGGTGAGTATGGCTAACGCCTGGCTCAGATTATGGCATGACATGCCAAATGACCCTAAGTGGCGAACAATTGCCAGGGTGTCAGGGCAGCCAATTGCAACAGTGATGGCAGTGTATATCCACCTCCTGGTGAGCGCGTCACGAAATGTCACGCGAGGTCACATTGATGTCACGACAGAAGATTTGGCAAGTGCGCTCGACGTGACAGAAGAGGTAATTGATTCAATTTTGCAGACGATGCAGGGGCGGGTACTTGACGGTGATTTAATCACTGGATGGGAAAAACGCCAGGTGCTGAAAGAGGACAACGGCAATATTTCGCAAACCGCAAAATCTCCTGCAGAGCGCAAGAGGGCGCAGCGAGAGAGGGAAAGAAAGCGGGAACAAAATGGCAATTGTCACGGCGCGTCACGAAATGTCACGCACATGTCACGACGAGTCACGACAGATAAAGATACAGATAAAGATACAGATCAAGAAGATCAAAACACTATGGTCCATGGCGTAAAAAACGCCACGAACCAGGCAGGGGATGTTCAGACCGTCAATCCTGGTCAGCCAGCAGGCACGACACCGGAAGCCGATTCAGCGTATGCGCTGAAAGCCGATTCGGGCGCTGTGCAGCAGGTGATGACCGCAAGGCCGGAGCAATCACACCAACTGCAGCAGCCTGAAGCCGATTCCGCCATTCAGCGGGAAGCCGATCGGGTAGTCCCGGAAAACACCGGGCAGCCTGTGAGACGAGTGGATTATCCGGATGTGTTCGAACAGGTCTGGCGGGAATACCCGCTGCGTGCTGGGGCAAACCCGAAGAAATCCGCTTTCAGTGCCTGGAAGGCCAGATTACGCGAGGGGGTGTCACCAGAGGCCATGCTGGATGGCGTGAGGCGTTACGCAAGATACCTTGCGGCTACCGGGAAAACGGGAACGGAATTTGTTCAGCGAGCGACGACGTTTTTTGGACCGGACCGGAATTTTGAAAACCCCTGGCTGCTCCCGGTAAGCGGCACGAACAACCAGCGTTGTGTGAATCATATTTCTGAACCGGATACCGAAATTCCACCGGGCTTCAGGGGGTAAGTGTTGATTTCTGGTCATGAGGTAATTTTCAGGAGGACTTGTGGCAAAAGTTTTTACACAAGAAGAGCGAGAAAAAATTAAAGGGCAGGTTGTTGAACTCGTACGCCAGAGTGGGCGCGAGACGTTACGACAACTGGAAGCTAAGACAGGTGCGACAAGATATCTGATGAGCATTCTTGCCAGAGAGTTGGTTGCCAGTGGTGATGTATACAACTCTGGCTATGGGTTATTTCCCTCTGAACAGGCTCGTAAGGATTGGCAAAACGCCCGCAAAAAACTATCCAGGGCAAAGGTGAAAAAAACGGTTGTGGTTGATCCTGACCTTATCTGGTCGTTACCAGACGGCGAAATACGCCGCTACGACAGGCGCCTAAACATAATCTGTCGCGAGTGCCGGAAGAGTGAAGCTATGCAGCGCGTACTGGCGTTTTATCAGGGGAATTTTGAGGAGGAGGTGCGGTGAGTGATGACCTGCTCCCCGTTGATTAGTACACCCCGATGTTAGTAATGTCTTCATAAGCCACATGAGGACATCCCCATGAAGAAGCGTTTTTCCGACGAACAGATCATCAGTATTCTCCGCGAAGCCGAAGCTGGGGTACCCGCCCGTGAACTCTGCCGCAAGCATGCCATTTCCGATGCCACGTTTTACACCTGGCGTAAGAAGTATGGCGGTATGGAGGTGCCTGAAGTTAAGCGCCTGAAGTCGCTTGAGGAAGAGAACACCAGACTCAAGAAGCTGCTTGCCGAAGCCATGCTGGATAAAGAGGCGCTTCAGGTGGCTCTTGGGCGAAAGTACTGACGACAGACCAGAAGCGGGAAGCCGTGATGTTGATGTGTGATGCGACCGGTCTGTCGCAACGTCGTGCCTGCAGGCTTACAGGTTTATCCCTGTCGACCTGCCGCTATGAGGCTCACCGTCCGGCTGCTGATGCGCATTTATCAGGGCGCATCACTGAGCTGGCACTGGAGCGCAGGCGTTTTGGCTACCGTCGTATTTGGCAGTTGCTGCGCCGTGAAGGGCTTCATGTTAATCATAAGCGCGTGTACCGGCTTTATCACCTCAGTGGCCTGGGCGTAAAACGCAGAAGACGTCGTAAAGGGCTGGCAACAGAACGTCTGCCGCTGCTCCGTCCGGCGGCGCCCAATCTGACCTGGTCGATGGATTTCGTCATGGACGCACTTTCCACCGGTCGCAGGATCAAGTGTCTTACCTGCGTCGATGATTTCACAAAGGAATGCCTGACGGTCACTGTTGCCTTTGGGATTTCAGGCGTTCAGGTCACGCGTATTCTGGACAGCATTGCACTGTTTCGAGGCTATCCGGCGACGATAAGAACTGACCAGGGGCCGGAGTTCACTTGCCGTGCACTGGATCAATGGGCCTTTGAGCATGGTGTTGAGTTGCGCTTAATCCAGCCGGGCAAGCCAACGCAGAACGGATTTATTGAGAGCTTTAACGGACGATTTCGCGATGAATGTTTGAATGAGCACTGGTTCAGCGATATCGTTCATGCCAGGAAAATTATTAATGACTGGCGGCAGGATTATAACGAATGCCGCCCGCACTCCACGCTGAATTATCAGACACCGTCTGAATTTGCAGCGGGCTGGAGAAAGGGTCATTCTGAGAATGAAGATTCCGACGTTACTAACTGAGTGTTGTATCTAATCGTGGGGGCAGGTCAGTGAATCAAAATGCCAGGTTAATGGCAACAAGATAGAACCATGCGCAGCACTGGCAAAGTCCCTTGAGCATGATGCTGAATACACGATGCGAAAAGGTCTGCTGATATACAAAATCTGGAATGAGAGTTTAACTCGCGGTCCTGATTTTGTGATGTTGCGTTCCGGTGAATTTTCTAAATTACCAGTTCGGGTTTCATTTTGTCCGTTCTGTGGTGAAAGTCTGAAAACGTGGGAGAACAGAAATGAATGAAATTAAAGAAATACCAGTAGAACGTGATGAATATGGCTGCTGGGCACATCCTGAATATGAGAAATTCTGTGACGGTCGGGAATATATTTCAACGGAAGAGTTTAACGCCTGGATGGAGGAAAATAATCTTCAATACGTCCTCTGCTTCAGAGATGAAGGATGTGCTGACCTTGATGCGTGTGATGCTGATATTTCTGCATGGGAACCGGAACGACCAGAGGGCAATGGATGGTTTATTGGTTCAATACATGACACCGAAGATGGCCCGATTTGTGTATGGCTGAGAAATAAGGCCGAAGCATAAAGGCTATAAACCGACTAACAACTAAATACTGAAGATTTAAATCAGAAACGATTTTTATTAAATCCTTAACCGGAGGGATTCTGCACCCTCAGAACATCAGGAGGCCGTCTGAAAGGGCGGAACAGATAATGCTTACGTTGAAAAATTTTATCGACATACCAACATGGTTAGCCGTCATTGCTTTTGTTAAAATACACATCCACTTTTCTGTGCAATGTTTAACCACTGGTCATATCAAATGGCATTCATGCGAACCATGATATAGAATCATGGCTTGAGAGAGTCGATGAAAGCGCAACTATGGTATGAGAGACATTGATGTAAGAAAGGCTGTGCATGCCAAGATTCTGAGAGATCATCATAAAGATCCTGACACCCTAATCATTGATGAGTTTACGATGAATCTAGGGGCTAGCAGAGCTGATATAGCAGTGATCAATGGGCTTATACATGGTTATGAGTTGAAGAGCAAGAGTGATAACTTGCTCAGATTACCAGCGCAGGTGCAACATTACTCATCAGTGATGGATAAAGTAACTTTGGTTGTCTCTGATTGCCATCTTTATGATGCTTTAAGCATAGTTCCATCATGGTGGGGGATAAAGCAAGTTACGCAAGGTGCACGGCAAGGTATCCATTTAAAAACAATTCGAACTAGCAAGTTGAATCCACAAGTGGACAAACTTTCCTTAACAATGCTTCTTTGGAAAGATGAATTGCTTTCCCTATTAAGTGATGTAGGGGAGCTACAGAATTTGAAAAATAAACCTAAACGCGTCTTATGGTCAAAACTCGCCAATAGTATGGATGTTGGCGAGCTTCGTGAAGCTGTTCGAGTTAAACTTAAAGCCCGTAAAGAGTGGCGAGTTGCTCAACAACCTTAGTTATGTGATGGTTTTGCCCAATCCTACGCCATACCTCTGGGCTACCAAATTTATAGTTACCAGAGGGATTGGCTTTGTAGGCTTGATACTCGTTTGCATAATATTCTATGTCTCTATCTCCCGCACAGAATGTAGGCCCTGAATATTCTCGATGAGCAAGAATATCCTCACTATGTTTACCATATTGTTCATAACCAAAGCGATTAGCTACTCTTCCTCGAAATACCCAAAAGTCATTATCTCCAGAGTATCTGACGCTGGCAGATACGCTAGGGAATCGCGTCGAAAGCCTATTAAAGTCGGGGTGCTGTACTCCATAATCACTATAAATCACATTTCTGGCAAGTTCTTTTCTATTCATTAAACTCTGCCATAAAATCCACTCGATTCGAGGTTGAGAATATAGACCAACAGAAATATCACTGAGATCTGTAGGAAATGAACCCCCAGAAAGAATCACTTTTCTGTATTCATTGAGGTGCGCCAGATTGTTTATCAATCCCATTGCCAAAGTATATAGTTCGCCGGAATTAAGTTTATCCTCGGTTAACTCATCTCTTAAGTCAATAATTATATCAATATTTGATAAAGGAATTCCCAGATGATTAATGTAATGCGTTATTAATTGTGGGTTAACCAGATCTAACGTGGTTAATCTCAAGCATATTTCATTCTGCATTAATTCATCAATCGCTCTTTTATAGTTAGATGGGCGAGTTGGTGAACTGACAGGAATAACTCTTATCCCCATATCTCTAACTTGATTAACCGCATTTATTATAGGGTAATGATCTTCAGGAGAAATAAAATGCTCTTCAATTAATAATCCATCAATATAAACACCTTGCATATCTGAGCAAGATTTTGAGACTTTCTTTCCGAACTCTATAAGAGTCTCGTTATAACTCTTTAAGGCAATACCTGAATCAGGGTCAATTGGCACTGGTTCAATTTCGAGTAATGGCAAAATTTTTGATTTCTTTTCAATGGATAGCTGCGATAAAGCTGATAACTCAGAACGTTTCGCTTTCAGAATAGGAATATATGAAATTGTCATGTTAATACCTTATACAGAATCAATTAACAATTAATGGTTCTTCGGACATTGAAATTTATATCGCAAAAATTGGCAAACTCTCCTCGACTACTCACTTGTGGGTATCCTGGCGTAAAAGGAATGACTTGGCAATACCCGGTGTGATCATAAGTCATTGAAAATGATCATTTTTATCAGTCTTTCTTCCATGATGAATGCTAATGCCATTTGATTTGTTGAGGTAAAAAGTGTTAAAAATCAAAACGATGTAATTGAAATGAACGTTCGGTAGCATTCACGCTTTAAATGTTTCTTTTGTGCTGATTGGATGAATTTTGGTCACTTATGATGAGAGATGTTGCAGGAAAAGAAGTTGGCATTGATCTATTGGATAGTTAGAATTGCTGCGGGTGCTTGAGGCTATCTGCCTCAGGCATGAACACCAAAAGGCAGATAGAGAAAAGCCCCAGTTAACATTACGCGTCCTGCAAGACGCTTAACATTAATCTGAGGCCCAATCTATGTCTCACAAATGTAGGTTAGCCTCTTACGTGCCGAAAGGCAAGGAGAAGCAGGCTATGAAGCAGCAAAAGGCGATGTTAATCGCCCTTATCGTCATCTGTTTAACCGTCATAGTGACGGCACTGGTAACGAGGAAAGACCTCTGCGAGGTACGAATCCGAACCGGCCAGACGGAGGTCGCTGTCTTCACAGCTTACGAACCTGAGGAGTAAGAGACCAGGCGAGGGAGAAATCCCTCGCCACCTCTTATGTGGCAGGCATCCTCAACGCACCCGCACGTAACCCGCTTCGGCGGGTTTTGTTTTTTCCTGGCATTCTGGTTTACAATTCGCACGCCAGCCTGAACAACTGGCACCTGCTGCGCCAGCAGAGACAACCGATGGCGCACGATACCAAATTACACAATTCTAATGATTCTGCCGTCTTTGCCAGTAGGTGCGGACGGCGTTTTCACGCATTCAAATCAGACTGGTTCCAGCATCCTCCATGCACTGAAGAGCAGGCGGAATGGATAATTCAGTGTTACCGCAGGCGCGGATACGAGGTTAAGAAAGCTCTTAGCCTCGACTACCGTCACTGGATAATCTCAGTCAGACTCCCTTACTCCGAACGCCCACCGCGTTCATCCCGCACATACCAGCAACGCATCTGGAGGTAACGTGCGGGTGTTACTTCGACCTGTTCCGGTACCGGAACTTGGGCTGGTGGTGCTAAAACCGGGCCGTGAATCCATGCAGGTATTTCATAACCCTCGAGTTCTGGTGGAGCCGGAACCGAAAAGCATGCGCGGTCTGCCGTCCGGAGTCGTTCCTGCTGTTCGCCAGCCGCTGGCGGAGGATAAATCATTACTGCCATTTTTCAGCGATGAGCGGGTGATTCGTGCTGCTGGTGGTGCTGGGGCACTGTCTGACTGGCTGTTGCGTCATGTCAAATCCTGCCAGTGGCCACACGGCGATTATCATCACAGCGAAACCGTTATTCACCGATATGGTACCGGCGCAATGGTGTTGTGCTGGCACTGCGACAACCAGCTGCGTGACCAGACATCCGAATCACTCGGGCAACTTGCTCATCAAAACCTGTCAGCATGGATGATTGACGTCATCGGTCACGCAATAAGCGGTACGCAGGAGCGTGAATTATCTCTGGCTGAATTATCCTGGTGGGCGGTCCGCAATCAGGTGGCGGACGCGCTACCGGAAGCGGTATTACGTCGTTCGCTGGGCTTGCGTGCGGAAAAAATCCGCTCGGTGTACCGCGAAAGCGACATCGTACCGGGAGAGCAGACCGCCACCAGCATACTGAAACAGCGCACAAAAAATCTTGCGCCGCTGCCTCACGTCCACCAGCAACAGAACGCACCACAGGAAAAGACGGTGGTCAGCATTGCCGTAGATCCGGAGTCTCCGGAATCTTTCATGAAACGACCTAAACGTCGCCGTTGGATAAATGAGAAATACACACGCTGGGTAAAGACACAGCCGTGTGCGTGTTGTGGTCAGCCAGCCGACGATCCCCATCACCTGATTGGTCACGGTCAGGGAGGGATAGGAACAAAATCCCACGATATTTTCACGCTACCGCTGTGTCGGGAGCATCACAACGAGCTTCATGCGGATCCGCTGGCGTTTGAAGAAAAATATGGTTCTCAGATTGATTTAATTTTTCGTTTTCTTGATCACGCCTTTGCAACCGGCGTGCTCGGGTAAAAGAGGTTACTGATGCGTATAGAGTTTGTTTTGTCTTACCCGCCGACGGTGAACACCTACTGGCGACGCCGTGGCAGCACATATTTTATCTCTGAGGAGGGAAAGCGTTATCGCCGGGCTGTGGCGCTTATTGTTCGCCAGCAGCGGCTGAAATTAAGGCTGTCCGGAAGGCTGGCGATAAAGGTGATTGCAGAGCCACCGGATAAGCGTCGTCGCGACCTGGACAATATCCTGAAAGCACCGCTGGATGCGCTGACGCATGCGGGAGTGTTAATGGACGATGAGCAGTTTGATGAAATCAATATTGTGCGCGGTCAGCTCGTTCCTGGTGGTCGGCTGGGCGTGAAGATTTACGAAATTACAGGTGATAACGATGGCGCGTGATATTCAGCAGGTTATGGAGCGGTGGGGAGCATGGGCTGCAAACAATCACGAAGATGTGTCATGGGAGTCAATAGCTGCTGGTTTTAAAGGATTAATCCCGCCGAAAGTGAAATCACGCCCTCAGTGTTCTGATGATGATGCAATGATAATTTGTGGCTGCATGGCCCGGTTGAACAAGAAAAATCAGGATTTGCACGATTTGTTGGTGGATTATTACGTAGGTGGAATGACTTTTATGGGGCTGGCACGAAAGCATGGGTGTTCGGATACCTGTATTGGCAAGCGCCTGCAGAAAGCGGAAGGGGTTATTGATGGCATGTTGATGATGCTTGATATCCGACTGGAGATGGACAGATACGTAGAACGAATCATGTAGGAGCTTGACCAGACACATTGTCCGGGGCTATATTTCCGACGCAACCGCAAAATCGGTTGTCGGGATTAGCACCCCGGATGTTTACGGAGCGATATGAGGCGCGCCCGCGTCTTTTTTCATATCGTTTGCACAGTCATATTCGCGATTTATGGCGGGCTGTGTGGGGGAGCCGAAAGGCTCGCCGGTTTCCGTACCCGGTAGTGCTAACCCCGCACAGTTCGCCACCACGATGATTAGCACCTGACGGTGGCGATAATGTCCAAATGTACGGAGTTATCGTTATGACCACTCAGATTTCTGTCGAAACTCTTTCCCCAATTACACACAACCAAATTCCCGTTATCACTACCGAGTTACTGGCACAGCTTTACTGTACCGATATCAACAACATCAAAGTAAATTACACCCGTAATTCCGAGCGTTTTGTTGAGGGTAAACACTTTTTCAAGGTTGTTGGTGATGAGTTGAAAAATTTGCGGGTTACTTTAAGTAACTCACAAAATTTGCAACCATCTTTAAGAGGGTTACAAATTCCCCCGAAAACCCGCTCCCTTATCCTCTGGACAGAACGCGGAGCAGCCCGTCATGCCAAAATGCTGGAAACCGATCAGGCGTGGGATGTGTTCGAAAAACTGGAAGACTGTTATTTCAGCCAGAAACAGCCACCAGCAGCACAAAACTCCCCAACACCAAATGATGGATGCGCATTGCTGATCCACTTCGATAAACATGGTCAGGTCGAATTCACGGAAAAAGTCCCCGCCGATGCGATGGTATGCACTCTGGAACGGTTTAAATTTTATCTGGAGCAATACGGCTGGATCGTTGCCCGTAAAGAGCAACTGGTGGAACGACTGATGAGGCTTTAAAAATTTCCCCCGAACGCTTTACGATCGTAAAAAGTTGAATATCCTGTTAAGAGTGGTTACTACGCCACACAGCTTAAACCCGCCGCCGAGCGGGTTTTTTTGTGTCCGGAAAGTGGTGCAGTACGTTAAATGCGCATGTTATTTTTCTAAAATTCATGAATAATAAAAATACATACATATATTTACGAATATTGACATGATTTTCTATTGAAAAAAGAGCCGGCATTATTAATATCCATCTTCGGTTCCGAATGGGATATAAAGCGCGGTCATTTTTATTTCTCTTGAGGAACCAATGCCGACTTAGCTCAGCAGGCAGAGCAACTGACTTGTAATCAGTAGGTCACCAGTTCGATTCCGGTAGTCGGCACCATATGCGGGTATCGTATAATGGCTATTACCTCAGCCTTCCAAGCTGATGATGCGGGTTCGATTCCCGCTACCCGCTCCAGCATTTGCAACAAGCCTTATTGTATTGCGTCACTGGTGTATTTTTTATTACGTGGGAGCAGGTTGTTTTGAAAAAGCATTCTGTTCTCTGGCTATAATTTGAGGCCAGGTGTAGCCTCAGTGCTGATTTTTTTACGACAGCAGAATGGTGCATTATCGGTGGAGATTTTGTATTTCCTGGCAGGGTCGGTGATGCATCATTCTGGTGTTGTAAATCGCACCAAAGAGGCGCACCTCAGTGCGAGTGTGGTTTAAAGAGTCGGTTTAGCTGGAAATCACAGTATCCATACAGCACGGAATACTTCGGGAGGCGCCAGACGCCTCGGTTTAATAACAATTAAAAAATTCATCCCTTGCATTGACCAACCGCCATATCTGGCGGTTTTTTTATTCCTTTCTCATGACGAAAAAAGACACGAGCATCCAGGAATACTCGTGGGACAACGTCCTTTGGATAGCAATTTGCGAGAGGGTGAAAAGTAGCGCGGTCGTCGGATTAAGACCGCGGGACAAAGTCCATGAAGAATAATAAGTATTGGCCCCCTTCCGGGGACATGTTCATACTACTAAGATTCAGAAGTGGTTTAAATCCTCAAATTAACATTAATTTCCGATAAGTCTTATTTCATTTCTTTGCGCCACATCTGGCGCGCATCAAATAACGCCACGCAAAGGGCATCTGCGGATGCCGGTGCTTTTGACGGGGTGTTTTTTACGGGCCGCTGGTGGCCCTTTTTTATTTACAGGAGAAAAAAGTATGTCTGAACCCTTATCCGGTTCCGGCACGGCTGCGGCGCTCGGCGGGGCGACGGTGTACGGGCTGTTTACCGGGACGGATTTCGGGATTGTGTTTGGTGCGTTCGCCGGTGCGTTATTTGTGGCAACGATGCCGCAGGCGCTTTCAGCCTGGCGTGTGGCGGCGCATTTTCTGGTGTCGTTCATTATCGGCGTGCTGGGGGCAGAGGTTCTGGCGTCCTGGCTGGTAAAGCATACAGGGTTTGACGGTGCACCTGTCGACGCACTGTGTGCAGTGCTGGTGTCAGTGGTGTCGGTGAAGATTCTGTCGTTCATCCACCAGCAGGATATTGCATCACTGGTGTCCGGTGTGTTCTCCCGCCTGCGGGGCGGAGGAGGCGGCAATGTTAAGTAACCTTCCCGGATTGCTGAATGTGGCGTTATGCACGGTTATCGTGCTGACGCTCTTTTTTTATCGTCGTCGTGACTCCAGACACAAACCGCTGATGTCATGGCTGGCCTGGCTGCTGATGCTGCTGTATGCCTTTGCGCCCCTCAGCTATCTGTGCGGTCGCCCGTTAGCGGTGAACTGGCTGGCGGTGGGGCTTAATCTGCTGTTCTGCGTGTTGGTGATTCGCGCACGCGGGAACGTTTCAAAAATCTTTGTATTACGAAGGCGCTGATATGAAGTCGAAAGATGAAATTTTTGACGAAGTTCTGGGAAAAGAGGGCGGTTACGTCAATCACCAGGATGATAAAGGCGGACCGACAAAATGGGGTATTACTGAAAAAGTTGCCCGTGCGCACGGATACCAGGGCGATATGCGTGATCTGACGCGCGGACAGGCGCTGGAAATACTCGAGGCGGACTACTGGTATGGACCACGTTTTGACCAGGTGGCAGCGTTATCCCCTGATATTGCCGCAGAGTTGTGTGATACGGGCGTCAACATGGGGCCAGCCGTGGCGTCAAAAATGCTTCAACGCTGGCTGAACGTTTTCAACCTGCGCGGGAAACTGTATCCGGATATGGATGCAGACGGACGTATCGGGCCGCGTACTCTTAATGCATTACGGGTATATCTGAAAAATCGTGGCAGGGATGGAGAGCTGGTAATGCTGACCGCACTGAACTGTACGCAGGGTGACCGCTATCTGGAGCTGGCAGAGAAACGGGAGGCTAACGAGTCGTTTGTTTACGGCTGGATGAAAGAGCGCGTAGCAGTTTAAAAACTGACACTGAAGTGCTGAACACCCTCAACTCATGCAGGCTCTTTTCTGGGGCTACGATGAGCAAAAGTAAGGGGCATAGCATTAGATAGCAAAAACCCCGGCTGCGGTAACAGTCCGGGGTTTTCTGTTTCTGGCCTTGGGTAAGGCAAAGGAGAACATGAGGAAGTATAAACTAATTCTGTTGAGGTTGACTATGAAAAACGGCCTTGAATTGAAAGCGCCCGTAACTGATGACATCAGCAGAGCGGTGGCTTTTGCCATTAAGTGGGTGGCTGTCGGTATCGCTGTGTCTCCGATGCTGTATGGGATGGCAAAATTGATCATTGCTGTGAAATCGTAAGTGGGGCAGGGGTAAATATGTCAGATAGCATTATAAAACTGGCGCGAATTCTCTGTGTGGTTGTTGGCCTTTCATTTTCAGCAATGTTGGTTGCCATTTTCATTTCCACCACCTGGCGAGTATTGAGCTTATCCGGATTGATTGGTGGATAGTGAGATGAAGCGAAAACACTGGACACACAGAATGCCGCGAACGGCGGCGAAATGGGCACTGGTAGCGATACTGGTGCCTTTTTTATTGGTGGGATGCGTCAGCCTGGATAAGGCGCGCCAGCTTTTCGATACAGCTTCTCAGGTCTGCAAAATTGTCGACGGTGTCCGGCATTGCATGCAGAACTGATCGCCTGTAAGAGCAGAATATTTTGCTGAAAAATGAAGGATGCGTCAGCGTCCGGAAAGCATGAAATTCTGTGTTTGTGGCTACTCAATAAAATAAATTCTTTCTTTCGCCGCGAATACTCAAATGTTGATCAGTGCCCGGTGCGGCGACGGGCTTCGATATCAGGAGACGATGATGGAAACAACAGAAAACAAACCGATTGTAATTGGTGCCGCTACTGTCCCGTTTAAGTTTGAGTTGTCTCAACTGGTGGAGATGCGCATCAGTGATGAATGGGGTGAGGTTAAAGCTCGCGCGCAGTATGCGGATGGCGAAAACCAGTACTTGATCCACTACAAGGCTGCTGATGGTCGCGCCACAACGGCGTGGTTTGGTGAGTCAATGCTGGGAGCAACAGAAGATGATCGCCATCCGGGCTGTCCGGTATTTGCCGGTATGAAATTACCGGAAGGTGCAGTTGAACTGCAGCCGGGTGAGGTGTTCGTAATGACAGACATCATTGATGGTAAACCGCAGTATTAGCGTATTGAAATGAATAGTAAGAGTGCTCGCCTGATTCGTGAGTAACAGGCATTACAGCAGCCCTTCACTCTAAGGGGTTGCTGTAATGTGAGAAATAAAAAACCGGTCACAGGGAGCAGCTACACAGAAGCGGCCGGCGAAGACCGCCAATACCACCCATGCATTGATGTAACATACTAATGACAATAGCCGCTATTGATGTAAATGCAATGTTATGCATCGACGAAAATAAAAAACCGGCAGGGGAAATCCATTGAAGATTTGCCGGTGGCAAAAGAGGGCCATGTTTTTAACCTTAGTCGCAGAGTTACGGAGTGCAACTACGAATGCTGCCGGTATATGGCTGAATGGCGTTTCAATGATGTACGTCATCTTATCTGTAAATGTTAATGACAAACGCTCTCATTTGTGCGGGTCCTTCCGGTGGGGTGGCCTGCCACGGGGCGGCAGCGGCGCGGATTTTCGCTATTTATGAAAATTTTTCGGGAAAAAGCGTGTCGGTACTTCTCGTGTATAACTCATTGTTTTTTCATAAATCACATCCGTAAAAGGTACGACATGAAAGTGCCCGAAAAAGACGTTTTTGAGCACTTCCATGTCGGACCCTGCATTTGATATGGAAATGTTTTATGAAGGTTAACAAAAAGAAGCTCGCGGAAATTTTCAACGTGGATCCACGAACGATTGAACGCTGGCAGTCTCAGGGGCTCTCTTGTGTCTCTGGTGGTAGTAAGGGGGTTGAATCTGTATTTGATACCGCCATGGCAATTCAGTGGTATGCGCAGCGCGAAGCCGATATTGAAAACGAAAAACTCCGCAAAGAGACCGAGGATTTGCGTGCGGCTGCGGAATCATATTTACAACCCGGCACCATTGACTATGAGCGCTACCGACTCACAAAAGCACAGGCTGATGCACAGGAACTGAAAAATGCCCGCGAAGAAGGGCTGGTACTGGAAACGGAATTGTTTACCTTCATTCTGCAACGTGTGGCACAGGAGATTTCGGGGATACTTGTACGTGTGCCGCTGACATTACAGCGTAAATATCCGGATATTTCACCGTCACACCTTGATGTGGTGAAAACTGAAATCGCAAAAGCCTCCAACGTTGCAGCTAAAGCTGGTGAGAGCGTAGGCGGGTGGATTGATGATTTCAGACGCACAGAAGGCAGCTAATGCAGCCGGTGCGATAGCAACAGGGCTTGTATCTCTCAATATTCCGGTACCACTGACGACAGTTCAGTGGGCTGATCAGTATTATTATCTGCCAAAAGAGTCTTCATATACTCCCGGGCAATGGGAAACACTGCCGTTTCAGGTTGCCATCATGAACAGCATGGGGAATGACCGGATCCGCACCGTTAATCTGATTAAATCGGCGCGTGTTGGTTACACCAAAATGCTGTTGGGGGTGGAGGCTTATTTTATTGAACACAAATCCCGTAACAGCCTGCTTTTTCAGCCGACAGATTCTGCGGCAGAAGATTTTATGAAATCCCATGTCGAACCAACGATAAGAGACGTTCCTGTATTACTGGAGCTGGCTCCGTGGTTTGGCAGAAAACATCGGGACAACACGCTTACCCTGAAACGTTTCTCCTCCGGTGTGGGATTCTGGTGTCTGGGCGGAGCTGCTGCCAAAAACTACCGTGAAAAATCTGTGGATGTGGTCTGCTATGACGAACTCTCCTCGTTTGAACCGGATGTGGAAAAAGAAGGTTCACCAACCCTGCTTGGCGATAAGCGTATCGAAGGTTCGGTATGGCCTAAATCCATACGCGGCTCAACGCCCAAAATTAAAGGTTTTTGCCAGATTGAAAAAGCCGCGAATGAATCTGCGCATTTCATGCGATTTTATGTCCCTTGCCCTCATTGTGGTGAAGCCCAGTATCTGAAGTTTGGCGATGATGCGACGCCGTTTGGCCTGAAATGGGAGAAGGGTAAACCGGAGACGGTGTATTACCTGTGTGAACATAATGGCTGTGTGATCCGGCAGTCGGAACTTGACCAGACCGACGGGCGGTGGATTTGTGACAATACCGGGATGTGGACGCGTGACGGTCTGACATTTTACAGCGCCGGTGATGAGGAAATCCCGCCACCGCGCTCAATCTCGTACCACATCTGGACGGCATACAGCCCGTTCACCACCTGGGTACAGATTGTTTATGACTGGCTTGATGCACTGAAGGATCCGAATGGCGTCAAGACGTTCATTAACACCACGCTGGGGGAGCCTTATGAAGAGGCTGTGGCAGAAAAACTGAGCTTTGAGTTGTTGCTGGAAAAAGTCTGCCACTATGATGCGCAGGTTCCCCTGCGGGTGGTTTACCTGACCGCAGGGATCGACTCTCAGAAAAACCGTTATGAGATTTATGTCTGGGGCTGGGCTCCTGGCGAAGAAGCTTTTCTGATTGACAAGCAGATCATCATGGGGAGACCGGAAGATGAGGACACCCTTAAACGCGTTGATGCCGTGATCCGGAAAAAATACCGTCATGCAGATGGCACTGAAATTTCCATTTCCCGCGTCTGCTGGGATACCGGTGGTATTGACCAGGACATTGTGTATCAGCGATCCAGAAAACACGGCACTTTTTTTGTGCTCCCCATCAAAGGGGCGTCGGTGTACGGCAAGCCGGTGATCACCATGCCAAAAAAGCGAAACCAGCGTGGGGTGTTTTTGTGTGAGGTGGGTTCCGATACCGTCAAGGAAATGCTGTATGCGCGTTTTGCCCTGCCGGTGGTATCTCCCAGTGAAGTCGCACCGTATACCTTCCGTTTTCCGGATAACCCGGACATTTTTTCTGATGTTGAAGCTAAACAACTCGTGGCAGAAGAGCTGGTTGAAAAAGTTGTGAACGGGCGGGTGAAACTCCAGTGGGATGCCAGAAAACGGCGTAATGAAGCTCTGGACTGTCTGGTGTATGCCTATGCAGCGCTGCGCATTTCCGTTCAGCGGTGGCAACTGGATCTGGATGCACTGGCCCGCGCCAGAAGAGATGAACAGGACGACGATGAAATGACTATTGAAGAAATCGCAGCTGCTCTGAGTGGAGGATAAGTGATGATTTATACGCATGAAATGCTATGCGATGCCCGCCGGGCGTTACATGAACTGATGATCGGACGTGCTGTGGTTTCCGTCAGCAAGGACGGGCGTCAGGTTCAGTATTCGCGGGCGACAATTGGTGAACTGCGTCAGTATATTGAAGAGCTGGAAAGTGCGCTGGGTGTATCCGGACGGCGTCGTGGCCCGGCAGGAGTGGGGCTGTGAACGGGGAACTGGTGGATATTCATGGGCAGCCTTTACGGCAAAGCATGGGATATTCTGGTGGTGGTTCCGGGTTCGGTGGGCAAATGGCAGAATGGCTGCCTGCACCGGAAAGTGCCGACGTGGCGCTCTTACCTTCCATTCATCTGGGTAACGCCCGCGCGGATGATCTGGTCCGTAACAACGGTATTGCATCGAATGCAGTGGAAATTCATAAGGATCATATTGTCGGGCACATGTTTCGTCTGAGTTACCGTCCCAACTGGCGCTGGCTGGGGATGTCGGAAGCAGATTCACATGCTTTTATTGAAGATGTTGAGGCGGCGTGGATGGAATACTGCGATCCGGTGTTTGGTATGATGGATGTGGAAGGGCGTCGTTCGTTTACCGAATTCATTCGTGAAGGGGTGGGGGTCCATACGTTTAACGGTGAAATTTTTGTCCAGCCCGTATGGGATGCGGAATCCACGTCATTATTCCGGACGAAATTCAAAACCATCAGCCCGAAGCGTGTCAGTACACCCGGTTATGGTACCAGCGATCGTTTTATGCGTGCCGGGGTGGAAATAAACCGACACGGAAAAGCGCTGGCCTACCATGTTCAGGATGATGACTGGCCCGGCTACGGTGTCAGTAAATGGACACGAATTACGGCAACACTGCCTTCCGGACGACCGGGAATGATCCATGTGTTTCAGCCACAGGAAGACGGGCAGACCCGCGGGGCCAACCAGTTTTATTCTGTAATGGAGCGTCTCAAGATGCTCGACACACTGCAGGCCACGCAACTGCAGTCGGCGGTGGTTCGCGCCATGTATGCCGCCACGATTGAATCCACACTGGATTCGGAAAAAGCGTTTGAATATATCGCCGGGGTGGGAGATGGAGGTAAAAATCCCCTGAACACCATCATGAAAGGCTACGCGCGTTATTACGCCACCAATACGGTAAAACTGGGCGGGGTCCGTATTCCGCATCTTTACCCGGGAGATTCACTGAATCTGCAGACAGCCCAGAATGCGGATAATGGTTTTTCTGAACTGGAAAAGGCGCTGTTACGTTACATTGCTGCCGGACTGGGTGTGTCGTATGAGCAGCTTTCCCGTGATTATTCACAGGTCAGTTATTCCAGTGCCAGGGCATCCGCCAATGAGTCGTGGCGGTATTTTATGGGAAAACGAAAATTTGTGGCCAGTCGCCTGGCGTCACAGATGTTTGCCTGCTGGCTGGAGGAAGCCCTTATTCGTGGTGTGATCCGTCCGCCGAAATCCCGTTTCTCATTCTGGGAGGCCCGTTCCGGGTGGTGCCGTGCCGAGTGGATTGGTGCCGGTCGCATGGCGATTGATGGCCTTAAGGAAGTGCAGGAAGCGGTGATGCGCATTGAAGGCGGCCTGAGTACATACGAGAAAGAGCTGGCCCTGATGGGGGATGACTATCAGGAGATTTTCCGCCAGCAGCTACGGGAAACTCAGGAGCGACAGGCTGCCGGTCTTCCGCGTCCGGTCTGGATAAAGGACGCGTTTCAACAGCAGATCCGACAGACAACGGGAGAAAAAGGCGATGCGCTGTAATTTATCACATATTGCCGCGATGGCATTTAATGAGCCGCTTTTACTGGAACCCGCCTATGCGCGGGTTTTCTTTTGCGCACTGGGTAAGGAGATGGGGGCGGGCAGCCTTGCCGTTCCGCAGCAGGCCGTTCAGCTTGATGCCGATGGTATGCAGCTGGAGGTTACCGATTATATGACTGGTGGTCCGCGTCCGGTAAAGAGTTACCAGGTGAAAAATGGTATTGCCATTCTGCCGGTGAGCGGCACGCTGGTACATAAAATGGGTACCCTGCAGCCATATTCCGGTATGACCAGTTATGACGGTCTGACTGCCCGTCTTAAGTCAGCGGTGAACGACCCGGATGTACGCGGCATTTTACTGGATATCGACAGTCCGGGCGGTCAGGCTGCCGGGGCGTTTGACTGTGCTGACATGATTTACCGTCTGCGGGAACAGAAGCCCGTGTGGGCGCTGTGTAATGACATGGCCTGTTCAGCCGCCATGTTGCTGGCGGCGGCCTGTACGCGTCGGCTGGTCACGCAGACGGCAAAAATTGGTTCGATTGGTGTGATGATGGCGCACACCAGTTACGAGAAACAACTGGCACAGGAAGGCGTGGATATCACGCTGATTTACTCCGGGCAGCACAAGGTTGACGGCAACAGTATTCAGGCGTTGCCGACAGGTGTGCGTGCGGATTTTCAGCGCCGTATTGATGATGCCCGCCGGATGTTTGTCGACAAGGTGGCACTTTATACGGGGCTGAGTTCAGAGGTGGTGATGAATACCGAGGCTGCCGTTTATGACGGTCAGGCAGGCATTGATACAGGCCTGGCTGATCAACTGATTAATGCTGCAGATGCCGTTGATGTAATGGTTTCTGCTCTGAACGACTCTGTTACACAGGAGAATACGATGACACCAAAAAATCTCACCGTTGCTGAAGCGGTGTCCCAGGAAAATCAGCGCGTGATGGGGATCCTGAATTGTCAGGAGGCGAAAGGACGCGAAAAACTGGCGCAGATGCTGGCAGGTCAGCAGGGAATGTCAGTTGAGCAGGCAAAAACATTACTGGCAGCGGCACCGGCAACCGGCACGGCAAGTTCCGGCGATCAAATTATTGCGTTGCCGGAAGCAAAAGGACGTGAACAACTGGCACGGACGCTGGCTGAACAGCCGGGAATGACGGTGGAGCAGGCGAAAACGTTACTGGCAGCGGCACCGGCAACCGGCACGGCAAGTTCCGGCGATCAAATTATTGCGTTGCCGGAAGCAAAAGGACGTGAACAACTGGCACGGACGCTGGCTGAACAGCCGGGAATGACGGTGGAGCAGGCGAAAACGTTACTGGCAGCGGCACCGGCAACCGGCACGGCAAGTTCCGGCGATCAAATTATTGCGTTGCCGGAAGCAAAAGGACGCGAAAAACTGGCACAGGCGCTGGCTGAACAACCGGGAATGACAGTGGAGCAGGCGAAAACGCTGCTGGCAGCTGCGCCATCAGTATCGCAACCGTCACAGGTAACACTTTTTGAGCGCTTCATGGCACAGCATGCCGCCAGTGCCGTTTCCGGTGGCGGAACTGCCGGGAACGGGGAAAAAGAACTGCTGATGAGTATGCCGTAAGCGTGGATCCGTGATTCAGATAAATCAGGAGACTGAGAAAATGATTAAAACCACCACAGAAAAGCGCGCGGACGGGCGCATTTTTGCCGGAAGCGATCCGGTATATACCGCAACAGGTACCAGTGGTATCAGTGTTGCCACGCCTTCACTGACGCCACTGATGCTGGATGACGCCAGCGGAAAACTGGTGGCATGGGATGGTCAGAAAGCCGGAACGGCTGTGGGGGTGCTGGTACTGGCGCTGGCCGGGACCGAGCCCACACTGACGTACTACAAAAGTGGTACGTTTGCCACCGAATCGCTGGTCTGGCCGGATTCGGTGGATGCGGTGAAAAAAGCCAACGCGTTTGTGGGAAGTGCCATCAGCCACGCCTGATGGTGAAATGATTAACTGAAAAAACGGGTCGTGATGCGGCCCGTTTGTGTTTTTAAAGGAAAGTCAATTATGGGGTTATTTACCACGCGTCAGTTGCTCGGCTACACCGAGCAGAAAGTGAAATTCCGTGCGCTGTTTCTGGAGCTGTTTTTTCGTCGTACGGTCACTTTCCATACTCAGGAAGTGATGCTGGATAAAATCACTGGAAAAACACCGGTTGCGGCATATGTGTCTCCGGTTGTGTCAGGTAAGGTACTGCGCAGTCGTGGTGGTGAAACCCGCGTGTTACGCCCCGGCTATGTTAAACCAAAACACCGGCTGGATTATCAGCAGGCGGTGGAGCGTCTTCCGGGGGAAGATCCGGCCCGTCTTAATGACCCGGCCTACCGTCGCCTGCGTATTCTGACTGACAACCTGAAACAGGAAGAGCAGGCGATTGTGCAGGTGGAAGAAATGCAGGCGGTCAGCGCTGTTCTGCAGGGTAAGTACACCATGAGCGGTGAACAGTTTGAGACGGTGGAAGTGGATTTTGGACGTTCTGCCGCCAATAACATAACGCAGGCAGATGGACGCGAATGGTCAAAACAGAATGTTGACACCTTTGATCCGACGCATGATCTGGATGCGTACTGCGATTTTGCTTCCGGTACCATCAATATTGCGATTATGGACGGTACTGTCTGGCGTATGCTGAACGGTTTTAAGCTGTTTCGTGAAAAACTGGATACCCGCCGTGGCTCAAAATCTGAACTGGAAACCGCGCTGAAAGATCTGGGTTCCGTGGTTTCTTTTAAAGGTTATTACGGTGATCTGGCCATCATGGTGGCGAAAACAACGTATGTTGATGAAAGCGGGGATGAGCAGCGCTATCTGCCGGAAGGCACACTGATTCTTGGAAACACTCAGGTGGATGGTGTCCGTTGTTATGGCGCAATCCAGGATAACCAGGCGTTGAGTGAAGGGATCACCTCTGCAATTCGTTATCCGAAACACTGGTTAGAGGTGGGGGACCCGGGGTGCGAATATACCATGACGCAATCTGCGCCGTTGATGGTGTTGCCGGATCCGGACGCGTTTGTGGTAGTTAAGGTGAAATAAGGTCAGGTGGGATATTCCCGCCTTTTTCTTTATCGCACAGGAGAGATGTGATGACAAAAGAAGAAATAACAGCGCGTCTTCAGGAGCTGGCGGTAGCACTCGGGCGCGATGCCGATATTTCAGGCTCTAAAGCTGATCTTGAACAACGTCTGGCGGAGTGGGAAGAAGAATTAAGTGATGGTTCAGACGGCCTGTATAAGGATGATGAAGAACCACAACAAAAAAACGAAACACGATCCGAACGTGGGGAGAGTGAGAACCGAAATTCTGTGGATATGGTCATGGTCAAAGCTGTGGTGATGTTACATGTCAATGCACTCCACGGCACACGGGATAACCCCGTGGAATTTGTACGTCCGGGAGAAGTGTTTCGTGTATCTGCTGTGGTGGCAGCCAGCATGGCAGAAAGTGGCCTCGTGAAAATGTGTTGAATGTGGTGGAAAGGTGGCAGATTTCGATAATCCGTTTGATGCCGCCGTCGCCATGGCTGACGAGGTCATTCTTTGTCATATGGGGATTACGGCGGTAATTACGTCCGGTCAGCTTGAAGGAAAAACACTCAGGGGTGTTTTTGATGATCCTGAAAAAATTTCTTTCGTTGCCGGAGGAGTACGGTTTGAAGATTCTTCACCGTCTTTGTTTGTGAAAACAGCAGATATTACGGGACTGCGCCGTCTGGATACGCTGGAGGTTGGTGGGGATCTTTTTCGGGTGGATCGCATTACTCCGGACGACGGGGGATGCTGTTATATCCGCCTGCAACGGTGTGACACTTCCCGGGGTGATATCAGTACTGGGCGATATTATGAAAGGTCTTGAAAACGCCATCCGTAATCTGAACAGCCTTGATACCCGTATGGTGCCACAGGCCAGCGCATGGGCGATAAACCGTGTAGCGCAGAAAGCGGTCTCGGTAGCTACCCGGCAGGTTGCGCAGAATACCGTTGCGGGTGACAACCACGTCAAAGGGATCCCCCTGAAAACGGTGCGTCAGCGCGTCCGGGTATTGAAGGCCAGCCCGTCAGGAAAAATGTATGCCCGTATCCGGATTAACCGGGGCAACCTGCCAGCCATTAAGCTGGGGGCGGCTCAGGTCAGGCTGGCGCGGCGTGGCGGAAAGCTACGGTACCGGGGAAGTGTGCTGAAGGTGGGCAAATATCTTTTCCGGGATGCGTTTATTCAGCAACTGGCGAACGGTCGCTGGCATGTGATGCGGCGTATTGACGGCAAAAATCGTTACCCCATTGATGTGGTGAAAATCCCGTTGTCCGGACCGCTGACGCAGGCATTTACGGAAGCCAGTCGGCATATTGCTGAAACGGAGATGCCGAAACAACTGGGTTATGCACTGAAGCAGCAACTGAGGTTATTTCTGACACGATGAACAGACATACAAAAATCCGTCAGGCGGTACTGGCACGTCTGTGTGAGGAGTGTGGCGAGTGCGCCACATTTTTTGACGGGCTTCCGGCCTTTATTGATGCACAGGAGTTGCCCGCTGTGGCGGTCTGGCTGAGCGATGCCCGGTATACCGGAAAAATGACAGATGAGGACGACTGGCAGGCCGTTCTGCATATCGCTGTGTTTATCCGTGCGCAGGCACCGGATTCAGAGCTGGATGAGTGGATGGAAAATAGCATTTATCCGGCGCTGAGGCATATACCGGCGCTTTCCGGGCTGATCGACACCATGACACCGCAGGGGTTTAACTACCAGCGCGATGATGAGATGGCGACGTGGGCGATGGCGGAAATCACGTATCAGATCGCCTACACGAACTGAATAAATAATGTAAGGAGGAGTGATGTCCACACCGAATCCACTGGAGAAAACGAAAGGCGCCGGGACAACGTTCTGGATGTACACCGGGGCTGGGGATCCGTTTGCGTCTGCATTGTCAGACACGGACTGGCTGCGACTGGCAATGGTGAAGGATTTGCAGCCGGGCGAAATGACGGCTGATGCGGAAGACGACACATATCTTGATGATGAGAATGCGGACTGGAAGAGCACATCTCAGGGCCAGAAAACCGCTGGCGATACGTCTGCCACACTGGCATGGCGTCCGGGCGACAGCGGACAGAAAAAACTGGTTGAGTTGTTTTATTCCGGCGAGGTTTGTGCGTTCCGCATTCTGTATCCCAACGGCACAGTTGATGTTTTTCGTGGCTGGTTGAGTTCGCTGGGCAAAGCGGTGACGTCAACGGAAGTGATGACCCGGACCATCAAAATCACCGGGATTGGGCGTCCACACCTGGCGGAAGAGTGTCAGGAGGTGGTCAGCGTCACCGGTGTGACGGTGACACCGATGGCGGTGACACTGCATCCTGGTGAAACGTCCAAACTGACGTTTGTGCTTGTACCGGAAAACGCCTCGGATAAAACGCTCACGGTGTTTTCCACGGATCCGCAGACAGCAACGGTAAGCCTGAGCGGCCTTGTGGCTACGGTATCTGCCCGCCAGGAAGGGACGGTCAGTATTGTGGGTATGAGCGGTGATGGCCGTACGGGGCAGGTGGTCAAGGTGACCGTGGCCCCTGCTGAGGAGAAGAGTACCGGACGTACCCGGGGATAACAGGGCCATGTTTATCATCAGCCCCGGTTCGCCGGGGTTTTTTATTCGGGGAGAAGAGAAATGTTTCTGAAACAGGATACGTTTAATTACGGCAATCAGTCGGTGGTACTGAATGAACTGTCTGGTCTGCAGCGTGTGGAATACCTGGCTTATGCCCGTGAACGCGCGGCGCAGTTTGATGAGGCTTCTGCAGGAATGGAAGAAGGGGCCCGCCAGATTGCTTTTATGGAAATGGGGATGGACATCAACGCCTGGCTGGTTTCCCGTTCGCTGTGGAATGCCGACCAGTCTCAGAATGTGGCGGCGCTTTTTTCCTCCGTGCGCGTGACATGGTCCTGGGATGCGCTGGGGATGGCGGCGGAAAGCATTCTGGCGCTGAGCGGTATGGCACTGACAGTGGCGACAGAGGGGGATGACGTGAAGGAGGTGCTGACGCCGGAAAAGTCCTGACGCAGGAAATGCAGTTTGTCATGCGGCTGGCCCGGGAGTTCCGGCGGGGCGACTGGCGGCGAATGCTGTCAGAAATGTCAGCCACAGAACTGGGAGAGTGGGGGGATTATTTCCGGCGGCAGAGTTTCAGTGATGTGTGGCTGGATGCGCAATTTGCCACACTGAAAACGCTGATTGTGCAGATGGTTTCCGGAAAAACCGTGGCGGCGGATATGTTCAGCCTGTTGCCTTCAGAGACAGAAGCGCCCGTCCGGACAGATGAAGAGCTGATGTTTCTGGGGGAAGGTATCGCGGGAGGAATAAGAATTGAGCCAGATAGCTGACCTTGTTATTGATTTAAGTGTTGATACGGCTGATTTTAAGGAACAGCTTCCGCGTATTAAAGCGCAACTCAATGGTACCGCCAGCGAAGCGGCGCGCGCAGAAGCGCGGGTCAGACAGTTTGAAGCGAGTCAGAAGCAGGCGGCGACTACCGCGGTGAAACAGACTCAGGCACTGGCGGGGAATGCGCAGGCGCATGTTTCGTTGTCAGAGGATGTGGAACAGACCCGTCAGCGACTTGATGCCCTGAACCGGAAAATGCGTGAGGAGCAGGCGCAGGCGGCGGCACTGGCTGCTGCTCAGGATAAAGCCGCTGCTGCATTTTATCGTCAGATTGACAGTGTGAAACAGGCGGGGGCCGGACTGCAGGAGCTGCAGCGTATTCAGCAGCAGGTCCGTCAGGCCAGAAACAATGGTGGCATCGCGCAGCAGGATTATCTGGCGTTAATCTCCGAAGTGACGGCAAAAACCCGCGTGCTGGCTCAGGCTGAAGAATCCGCCACCCGCCAGAAGACGGCCTTTATCCGGCGGCTGAAGGAGCAGGTATCCGCTCAGAATCTTTCATCCACGGAGCTGCTCAGGGCAAAAGCCGCGCAGCTGGGTGTCAGTAGTGCGGCTGAGGTGTATATCAGCAAAATGGAAAAAGCCGGGAAGGTCACGCATTCGCTGGGGCTGAAAAGTGCGGCGGCCCGCCAGGAGATAGGTGTTCTGATAGGTGAAATTGCCCGGGGTAATTTCGGTGCGCTTCGTGGCTCCGGGATCACCCTGGCTAACCGTGCCGGATGGATTGACGCGCTGATGTCCCCGAAAGGCATGGCTGTCGGCGGGGTTATCGGTGGACTCACTGCTGCTGTTGTCGGGCTGGGAAAGGCCTGGTATGACGGTCAGAAGGAGGGGGAGGTGTTTAATCGTCAGCTGGCGTTGACAGGGCATTATGCGGGCATCACTACCGGACAGCTGTGGACTCTCAGTCGCGCCATTTCCGGGAATGGTATCACGCAACATGCTGCAGCCAGTGCGCTGGCTCAGGCGGTTGGCAGCGGTGCATTTCGTGGAGGTGATATCGCCATGGTGGCGAAAGCTGCCGCGCAAATGGAAAGTTCAGTGGGGCAGTCTGTCAGCGACACCATCAGTCAGTTTAAGCGACTGAAGGATGACCCGGTAAATGCAGCCAGGACGCTGGATAATGAACTGCATTTCCTGACTGCCACCCAGCTTGAACAAATCCGTGTTCTCGGGGAACAGGGGCGTGCCAGTGATGCTGCCCGGATCGCCATGTCAGCGCTGGCAGAGGAAACCGGTAAACGCACATCTGATATTGATAATAATCTCAATGCGCTGGGCAGTACGCTGCAAACCTTATCTGACTGGTGGAAGCAGTTCTGGGATGCCGCCATGAATATCGGGCGTAATGATTCCCTTGATGCGCAGATTGCGGCGCTGCAGGAAAAAATTCAGCGTGCGAAAAAATCGCCCTGGACAAATGCATCCACCACAGTGGAATACGACCAGCAGCGCCTTGATGAACTTCAGGAGAAAAAGCGCCAGAAAGATTTACAGGATGCAAAAGAGCAGGCAGAGCGGAATTATCAGGAGCAACAGAAACGCCGGAATGCTGAAAATGCCGCGCTGAACCGGATGAACGAAACGGAAGCGGCACGACATCAGCGTGAAATTGCGCGTATTAATGCCATGCAGTACGCAGATCAGTCGGTCAGGGACGCAGCGATACAGCGTGAAAATAAACGTCACAAAAAAGCCATTAAGAAAGAAACGCCTGCCACCCGTAATGATGAGGCCACCCGGTTATTACTGCAGTACAGCCAGCAACAGGCGCAGGTGGAGGGGCAGATCGCCGCCGCCAGACAGTCCGCGGGACTGACCACGAAAAAAATGACGGAAGCGCATAAGCAGCTTCTGGCCCTGCAGCAGCGTATCAGTGATTTAGCCGGTAAAAAGCTGACGGCAGATGAAAAAAGCGTGCTGGCGCATAAGGATGAACTGATTCAGGCGCTGACGCTGCTGGATGCAAAACAGCAGGAGCTGCAGAAGCAGACGGCGCTGAATGACCTTAAGAAAAAATCCATTCAGCTTGCCAGCCAGCTGGCGGAAGAGGAGCGGGTTCTGCGTCAGCAACATGACCTGGATATCGCCACGACAGGGATGGGGGATAAACAGCGTCAGCGATACCAGGCACAGTTCAGTCTGCAACAAAAATATCAGCAGCAGCGGGAACAGTTGGAGCGTGACAGTAAGCGGAAAGGAACATATGGCACAGATGAATACCGGAATGCTGAGCAGACGCTGACAGACAGTCTTAACCGGCAACTGAACGAAAACAGACGCTACTGGCAGGAGCAGGAACTGATGCAGGCAGACTGGAAAAACGGTGCCATGCGGGCGTTTCAGAATTTTACGGCAGATGCGGATAATGCGGCAGGAACTGCTGAGCAGATGTTTACAGCGGCATTTAACAGTGCAGGTAATGCACTGGCGACGTTCTGCACGACAGGTAAACTGAATTTCAAATCCTTTACCGCCTCGCTTCTTTCCGACCTGGCAAAAATCATGGCGCAGATGGCCATTATGCAGGCGGTGAAGGGGATTGGTTCGGCGTTTGGCTGGGGGAGCGCATCCGCTGCCAGTGTGACGCCCAATGCGGATGGCGGTGTTTATCAGTCTGCGGATTTGAGCCGTTACAGTGGCTCAGTGGTTAACCGCCCGACGTTTTTTGCCTTTGCAAAAGGCGCGGGGGTGATGGGAGAAGCGGGGCCTGAAGCCATTCTGCCACTGCGTCGTGGTGCCGACGGTAAGCTGGGTGTTGTGGCGGATATTGGTGGTTCAGGCATGGTGATGTTTGCCCCGCAGTACAACATCGCGATCAATAACGATGGTACGAACGGGCAGATAGGTCCGGCTGCCCTGAAGGTGGTTTATGACCTCGGGAAAAAAGCTGCAGCGGACTTTATGCAACAGCAGTCCCGTGATGGCGGTCAGTTAAGCGGAGTGTATCGGTAATGGAGACGTTTCACTGGAAAATTCGTCCTGATATGACAGTGGCATCGGAACCGAAGGTGTTGACGGTAAAGCTGGGGGATGGCTATGAACAGCGGCGACCGGCAGGACTGAATAATTTATTGTCTGTTTACAGTGTGACTATCCGGATACGTAAAGGAGAACATCAGTCACTGGAGGATTTTCTGGCGCGGCATGGCGGTGTCAGGGCGTTTCAGTGGGTGCCGCCTTATGGCTGGAAACCAGTCAGGGTGGTTTGTCGTAAATGGTCGACACGCGTTGGGGCGTTATGGGTGACTGTAACGGCAGATTTTGAGCAGGTGGTGAACTGATGCAGGATATACAGCAGGAAACACTGAATGAATGCACCCGTGCGGAGCAGTCGGCCAGCGTGGTGCTCTGGGAAATCGATCTGACAGAGGTCGGTGGAGAACGTTATTTTTTCTGTAATGAGCAGAACGAAAAAGGTGAGCCGGTCACCTGGCAGGGGCGACAGTATCAGGCGTATCCCATTCAGGGGAGTGGTTTTGAACTGAATGGCAAGGGCAGTGCTGCCCGTCCGACACTGACGGTTTCTAACCTGCACGGCATGGTCACCGGGATGGCGGAAGACCTGCAGAGTCTGGTCGGCGGAACGGTGGTCAGGCGTAAGGTTTACGCCCGTTTTCTGGATGCGGTGAACTTCGTCAACGGAAACAGTGACGCCGATCCGGAGCAGGAGGTGATCAGCCGCTGGCGCATTGAGCAGTGCAGCGAACTGAGCGCGGTGAGTGCCTCTTTTGTACTGTCCACGCCGACGGAAACGGACGGCGCTGTTTTTCCGGGACGTATCATGCTGGCCAACACCTGCACCTGGACCTATCGCGGTGATGAGTGCGGTTATCACGGTCCGGCTGTCGCGGATGAATATGACCAGCCGACGTCCGATATCACGAAGGATAAATGCAGCAAATGCCTGAGTGGCTGTAAGTTTCGCAATAACGTCTGCAACTTTGGCGGCTTCCTTTCCATTAACAAACTTTCGCAGTAATCCCATGACAGAGACAGAATCAGCGATTCTGGCGCACGCCCGGCGATGTGCGCCAGCGGAGTCGTGCGGCTTCGTGGTGAGAACGCCGGAGGGGGAAAGATATTTTCCCTGCGTGAATATCTCCGGTGAGCCGGAGGATTATTTCCGGATGGCTCCGGAGGACTGGCTGCAGGCAGAAATGCAGGGTGAGATTGTGGCGCTGGTCCACAGTCATCCCGGTGGTCTGCCCTGGCTGAGTGATGCTGACCGGCGGCTGCAGGTGCAGAGTGATTTGCCGTGGTGGCTGGTCTGCCGGGGGGCGATTCATAAGTTCCGCTGTGTGCCGCATCTCACCGGGCGGCGCTTTGAGCACGGGTCGACGGACTGTTACACGCTGTTCCGGGATGCTTATCATCTGGCGGGGATTGAGATGCCGGATTTTCATCGCGGGTATGACTGGTGGCGTAACGGTCAGAATCTCTATCTTGACAATATGGAGGCAACGGGTTTTTACCGTGTCGCACTGACAGAGGCGCAGCCGGGCGATGTGCTGCTGTGCTGTTTTGGTTCATCGGTGCCGAATCATGCCGCCATTTACTGTGGTGATGGCGAGCTGCTGCACCATATTCCTGAACAACTGAGCAAACGAGAGAGGTATACCGACAAATGGCAGCGACGCACACACTCCCTCTGGCGTCACCGGGCATGGCGCGCATCTGCCTTTACGGGGATTTGCAACGATTTGGCCGCCGCATCGACCTTCGTGTGAAAACGGGGGCTGAAGCCATCCGCGCACTGGCCACACAGCTCCCGGTGTTTCGTCAGAAACTGAGCGACGGCTGGTATCAGGTACGGATTGCCGGGCGTGATGCAGGTGAAACCGAATTATCAGCCCGTCTTAATGAACCGCTGGCAAATGGTGCCGTGATCCACATCGTGCCGCGTCTGGCAGGAGCCAAAAGTGGCGGTGTGTTTCAGGCTGTGCTGGGGGCGGCTGTTATGGCGGTTGCTATATGGATGCCGGGGGTAGGAATTATGGCGAGTAATCTGCTGTTTTCTCTCGGTGCCAGTATGACGCTTGGCGGTGTTGCACAGATGCTGGCCCCTAAACCCAAAACCCCCCGCACACAGACAACGGATAACGGCAAACAGAACACCTATTTCTCCTCACTGGATAACATGGTTGCCCAGGGCAATGTTCTGCCCGTTCTGTACGGTGAAATGCGCGTGGGGTCGCGGGTGGTCTCTCAGGAGATCAGCACGGCAGACGAAGGGGATGGTGGTCAGGTTGTGGTGATTGGTCGCTGATGCAAAATGTTTTATGTGAAACCGCCTCCGGGCGGTTTTGTCGTTTATGGAGCGTGATGAATGGGTAAAGGCAGCAGTAAGGGGCATACCCCGCGCGAAGCGAAGGACAACCTGAAGTCCACGCAGTTGCTGAGTGTGATCGATGCCATCAGCGAAGGGCCGGTTGAAGGTCCGGTGGATGGATTAAAAAGCGTGCTGCTGAACAGTACGCCAGTGCTGGACAGTGAGGGGAATACCAATATCTCCGGCGTCACGGTGGTGTTCCGGGCCGGTGAGCAGGAGCAGACACCGCCGGAGGGATTTGAATCCTCCGGCTCCGAGACGGTGCTGGGTACGGAAGTGAAATACGACACGCCGATCACCCGGACCATCACGTCGGCAAACATTGACCGACTGCGTTTTACCTTCGGTGTGCAGGCACTGGTGGAAACCACCTCAAAGGGAGACCGGAATCCGTCGGAAGTCCGCCTGCTGGTTCAGATACAACGTAACGGTAGCTGGGTGACGGAAAAAGACATCACCATTAAGGGCAAAACCACCTCGCAGTATCTGGCCTCGGTGGTGGTGGATAACCTGCCGCCGCGCCCGTTTAATATCCGGATGCGCAGGACGACGCCGGACAGCACCACAGACCAGCTGCAGAACAAAACGCTCTGGTCGTCATACACCGAAATCATCGATGTGAAACAGTGCTACCCGAACACGGCACTGGTCGGCGTGCAGGTGGACTCGGAGCAGTTCGGCAGCCAGCAGGTGAGCCGTAATTATCATCTTCGCGGGCGTATTCTGCAGGTGCCGTCGAACTATAACCCGCAGACGCGGCAATACAGCGGTATCTGGGACGGAACGTTTAAGCCAGCATACAGCAATAACATGGCCTGGTGTCTGTGGGATATGCTGACCCATCCACGCTACGGCATGGGGAAACGTCTTGGTGCGGCGGATGTGGACAAATGGGCGCTGTATGTCATCGGCCAGTACTGCGACCAGTCAGTGCCGGACGGCTTTGGCGGCACGGAGCCGCGCATCACCTGTAATGCGTACCTGACCACACAGCGCAAGGCGTGGGATGTGCTCAGTGATTTCTGCTCGGCGATGCGCTGTATGCCGGTATGGAACGGGCAGACGCTGACGTTCGTGCAGGACCGACCATCAGATAAGGTGTGGACCTATAACCGCAGTAATGTGGTGATGCCGGATGATGGCGCGCCGTTCCGCTACAGCTTCAGCGCCCTCAAGGACCGCCATAATGCCGTTGAGGTGAACTGGATTGACCCGGATAACGGCTGGGAGACGGCGACAGAGCTTGTGGAGGACACGCAGGCCATTCTCCGTTACGGTCGTAACGTCACGAAGATGGATGCCTTTGGCTGTACCAGCCGGGGGCAGGCACACCGAGCCGGGCTGTGGCTGATTAAAACGGAGCTGCTGGAAACGCAGACCGTGGACTTCAGCGTGGGTGCTGAAGGGCTTCGCCATGTACCGGGCGATGTCATTGAAATCTGCGATGATGACTATGCCGGTATCAGCACCGGCGGGCGCGTGCTGGCGGTGAACAGCCAGACCCGGACGCTGACGCTCGACCGTGAAATCACGCTGCCATCCTCCGGTACCACGCTGATAAGCCTGGTTGACGGAAGTGGCAATCCGGTCAGCGTGGAGGTCCAGTCCGTCACCGACGGCGTGAAGGTAAAAGTGAGCCGTGTTCCTGACGGCGTTGCCGGATACAGCGTATGGGGGCTGAAGTTGCCGACGTTGCGCCAGCGCCTGTTCCGCTGTGTGAGTATTCGTGAGAACGATGACGGCACGCATGCCATCACTGCCGTGCAGCATGTACCGGAAAAAGAAGCCATCGTGGATAACGGGGCGCACTTTGACGGCGACCAGAGCGGCACGGTGAATGGTGTCACGCCGCCAGCGGTGCAGCACCTGACTGCCGAAGTCACTGCAGACAGCGGGGAGTATCAGGTACTGGCCCGCTGGGACACGCCGAAGGTGGTGAAGGGCGTGAGCTTCCTGCTTCGCCTGACTGTAACAGCGGATGACGGCAGTGAGCGGCTGGTCAGCACGGCCCGGACGACGGAAACCACTTACCGCTTCACACAACTGGCGCTGGGGAACTACAGGCTGACAGTCCGGGCGGTAAATGCGTGGGGACAGCAGGGCGATCCTGCCACCACCACCTTCCGGATTAACGCACCTGCAAAACCCGCCACCATTGAGCTGACGCCGGGGTATTTTCAGATAACGGCGGTCCCGCGTCTTGCGGTGTATGACCCGACGGTACAGTTTGAATTCTGGTTCTCAGAAAAACGCATCACGAACACAGCACAGGTGGAAAAATCTGCCCGTTATCTGGGGACAGGCAGTCAGTGGACTGTCCAGGGGAGCCGGATTAAGCCGGGGACGGATTTCTGGTTTTACGTGCGAAGCGTCAACCTGGTGGGAAAATCTGCTTTTGTGGAAGCCAGCGGGCAGCCCAGCAATGATGGTGAAGGGTATCTGGAAATTTTCCGGGGGCTGATAGATGAGACGCTTCTTGGTCAGGCACTGAAAGAGCGCATTGATGCTTCAGCGCTGCGTACGGAGGTCACGCAACTGGAAGAAGACATCCGTCAGCGGATGGACACGGATATCGCAGAAGTGACCCGGAAAATCGGGAAGGCGGAAAACACTCTCACGCAGCTGGTTGCGAAAAAGAATGAGGACCAGGCACTGGCCATCGCGCAGGTGAACCAGAAAGTGGACCGGGTGAGCAGTGAAATCTCACAGACTGTCAGCCAGGGGCAGTCAGAAAACGCCCGACAGATAGCACAGGTCCGCCAGTACGTGGATAAAAAAGGGAGTGAAATTACCTCGACCACGGATAAAAAGCTGGGTGACCAGGCCGTGACCATACAGCAAATCCAGCGGGTTCAGTCAGACACGCGCAATGAGCTGAATGCCATGTATATGCTGAAGGTGCAGAAAACAAAAAACGGTATTCCCTATGTGGCTGGGATTGGTGCAGGGATTGAGGATGTTGATGGTCAGACCCTGAGTAACATTCTGCTGCAGGCCGATCGCATTGCGATGATTACCCCGGAGAACGGTAACACCACGCCGCTGTTTGTGGCGCAGGGGAATCAGCTGTTCATGAACGACGTGTTCCTGAAGCGACTGTTTGCGGTGAGCATCACGTCATCCGGTAATCCTCCGGCATTTTCCCTGACACCGGACGGGCGGCTGACGGCGAGAAATGCTGATATCAGCGGTAACGTGAATGCGAATTCCGGGACGCTCAACAACGTCACGATTAATCAGAACTGCCGGATCCTTGGAAAACTGTCAGCCAGCCATATTGAAGGCGATATTGTCAAAACGGTGGGTAAGGCTTTCCCGCGAAATGGAAGTTATGCCAGTGGCACGATAACCGTCACGGTTTATGATGATCAGGGATTCGACCGGCAGATTATCATTCCGCCGGTATTATTTCGTGGTACGAAACACCAGAATTTCAACAGTCATAACCAACAGTCATACTGGTATTCCACCTGCAAGCTGCAGGTGTTTAAAAACGGGGCTGAGATTTTCCATGAACCGGCAACGGATGTCAGCCGGGTGTTCTCAACGGTGATAGATATGCCGGCAGGACGGGGTCATGTCACCCTGACGTTTAATGTGTCATCGACCGGCGCGAACAAATGGACGCCGACAACGTACATCAGCGATTTACTGGTGGTGGTCATGAAAAAATCCACGGCAGGAATCAGTATCAGCTGACGATTTATTAACCCGGAGGGGCACCCGAAGCGGTGCCTTTTTTATTGACTGAAAACGAGAGGTAATCATGCGCCATATTTTATTTTTTGTCGCTTTTCTGGCAGGAATGGCCCTTCCTGCGCAGGCTGAAGTCGGACACGGTGCGTTTTCCGTGGGATATGCTCAGGTTCACCCGGGCGGCGTGCCGGCATTGTCCGGTACCGGTGCCCGTACAGGTGATTTAAAAGGGATTAACGTGAAATACCGTTATGAATTCACGGACCATGCGGGTGGTATTGTTTCGCTGAGTTATGCGTCGGCGAAAAAAAGCGACACGATGAAGACGGGTGAAAATACGTTCCATTATGAAAGCCTGCGCGGTCGTTATGTGAGTCTGATGGCCGGCCCTGTCTGGCAGGTCAGTGAGCAGGTCAGTCTCTATGGCACGGCTGGGATGGCTTACACCCGCTGGTCTGACAGTGTTCAGGATTACCGACGTGATGAATTGAAACCGGGGTATGTGAAGGAGACGACCACCGCCAGTGATGGCTATACCGCACGACACCTGTCGCTGGCATGGGGTGCGGGTCTTCAGTTCAGCCCGGCAGAAACGGTGACTATTGACCTTGCTTATGAAGGCTCCGGCAGTGGTGACTGGCGCACTGACGGTTTCATCGTGGGTGTCGGTTATAAGTTCTGATTAGCCAGGTAACACAGTGTTATGACAGCCCGCCGGTTCAGGCGGGCTTTTTTGTGGGGTGAATATGGCAGTAAAGATTTCAGGTGTGCTGAAAGACGGGGCGGGTAAGCCTGTCGTAAATTGTGCGATTGAACTGCGGGCCAGAAGAACCAGTCCGACCGTTGTGGCACACGTTGTCGCCACTTGCGTGACGGACAATAACGGTGCTTATGTGATTGAGGCTGAGCCGGGGTATTACGAGGTTGCGCTTAACCGTAACGGCTGGCAGCCAACCCGTGTCGGGGATATTTATGTGGCACCGACTGACACACCTGGGACACTGAACGCGTTTCTGGATGCACCAAAGGATGGTGATTTACGTCCGGAGGTGATGAAGCGTTTTGAGGAAATGGTGGATGTAGTTACCCGGCAGTCAGAGCAGGTCACTGATGACCGTAAAAGAGCAGAGTCGGCAGCGGATACAGCAACAAACGCAGCGACCTCTGCTCTTGACAGTAAAAATAAGGCAGAAGAGCTGAAAAATCAGGCACAGCAGAGCGCCGAAGCGGCTGCCAAAAGCGAGAAGAACGCGAAAAGTCACGCCGATAATGCAGCCGGAAGCGCCAGCCAGTATAAGGAAGCAGCATCTTCGGCTGCGACCAGTGCAGAAAATGCGGCAAATGTTGCGCTGGGCCATGAAAATAACGCTGCCGAATACGCCCGGCAGGCGAAGGCCAGCCAGGATGCGAGCGCAGGCAATGCGCAGGAAGCGAAACAGCACAGGGACGAGGCGCAACGGATAGTTGATGACCTGAAGGGAAGCAATGCATCCACGACAGAAAAAGGCCTGGTGCAACTCTGTAGTGATACAGACAACGACAGTGAAGAACTGGCAGCCACACCAAAGGCTGTCAAAACCGTCATGGACGAGACGAAAACAAAAGCGCCGCTGGACAGCCCGGCATTCACCGGCACACCCACCACACCAACCCCACCGGACGATGCTGCCGGTCTGGAAACAGCGAACGCGGCATTTGTTCGCAAACTGCTTGCTGCGCTGGTTGACTCGTCACCGGAAGCCCTGGACACGCTGAACGAGCTGGCAGCAGCGCTGGGCAATGACCCGAACTTTGCGACAACGGTTACTAAAGCACTGGCAGGTAAACAGCCGCTTAACAATACGTTAACCAATATCAGCAAGGCAGGGGTGGGACAAAACTCTCTCCTTTATTTTGGTGATAACTTTAAAGCAAAAGCAATTCCATGCAGCAACAAGGCTCGCTCATTACTGGCACGAAACACGCCTGAATCCATGCGCGCGGAGCTTGAACTGAAAGCGGCTGCGACGATGGAACCCCAGACCGATATCCGTGACCGCACACCCGGCAGGCTGTCGCTACCGGGCGCTTTTGGCTTTGGTAAGGCATTCAGTAACACAGAAGCCCTGACATTTAACGGGCAGGCTGATTTTGCTGAATGGCTGAAGGAAGCCATGCCGGGGCGTTATGCGGTCAGTATTGCGGACTCTTCCACGCTGCTGGCTGGCACAACGAAATTTAACGGCATCATTGATGTGATGTGGTCGCCCTTTGATAACGATGAGTCGGACACAATACGCAAATTCAAAACACTGCTGTGTTTTAACCAGTATTACGAAGGTGAGCATAGTATTCATTTCCTGACTTACCGCTTTAGTGGAAACAACTGGAATGCAACAGTAAGCCCCATTATTTACGACGGCGATTCGCTGGCCTTCCTGCTGTCCAGGACGGCGGGCTCAGGCTCATATTTCAAATACCCGGCAGTGGGTGTTCCAGTGCTGGCTGTTTATCGCGGAACAACTTTCGGGGATAAAGAAATCAATATTGGCCTGGGTGATGTGGTGCAGGGGTCACAACTGGGCGGAGTTAATCTTTCGTGCTTAATATCTTCTCCTGGGGTTGGCTCCTACAATTCCGCACCGAGTGCAGGAGCTACAGGGTACACTTTCCCGGGGCGTTATATGGCGCTATCCGGGGTCAGGGACTCTAAAGGAATAACCGGTCGTATCTGCCTGTTTGTGCGCATCGAGTAACGGGGAATAAAACATGAAAATCAGAGCGGTAAAGGGCATCAGAAACGCCCATTATCTTGAAAATGGTGCGGTTGACTGCGAGGTGTTATTTGAAGGTGAAACGGAATTCGTCCCGTATACCGCCATGCAGGATGATACCGCACCGACAGGCCAGCGCATCTGGGAAGAGTTGCAGAACGGCAAATGGGGCGAAATCGCCCCTTTCACTGTCACGCCGGAACTTATCGCCGCGGCGAAGGATGCCAAAAAGCAGGAAATCGAGGCATGGCGCACAGAACAGGAAGCACTGCCGTTCACCTTTGAATGGAACGGTCGCACCTGGAACGCTGGCCCCGACTCAATGGCCCGTCTTTATCCGGTAGTAATGGCGGCGAAATCCGATACGGCACGAACCGCCCTTGCATGGGGTGATGCCGATAATCAACAGGTGAAACTGTCAATGCCGGAACTGGAAGAACTGGCGACAGCAATGGCGCAGGCGCAGGTCGATCGCAACGACGAGATTTATCAACGTCAGCGGGAGATGAAAGAGAGGTTGAGCAGTCTGGATGATTTGGTTTCAATCCGAGCGTTTGACGTTGAGTAATGAATAAGCCGCCATGAGCGGTTTTTTTGTATCTGAAAAATGAAAGCCCGGCTGTGTCAACAGTCGGGCTTTTAGCTTTTGAGTATAGCAAGTTCTAATATGGAGGTCTTCCGTGATCAATTTTAGCGGAGGAGACTGGATTGTGAAAGTTCTAAAACTACTGGCAAGAAGCAGAAGGCTACGACAGATATTATTCCACATTAGTTGCTGTGCTGATGTATGCTCTGATGCGTTCCCCGGTATTAGTTGAGCTAATAAAACAATACGGGAATTAATAAAATCAGAGTCGCATCAATCTTTCCACTAGTTGTTCTTTACGGGCAACGATCCACCCATGTTGCTCCAGATAAAATTTAAACCGTTCCAGAGTGCATACCATCGCATCGGCGGGGACTTTTTCTGTTAACTCGACCTGACCGTGTTTATCGAAGTGGATCAGTAATGCGCATCCATCATTTTCGGTGGGGGAGTTTTGTGTTGCTGGTGGCTGTTTCTGGCTGAAATAACAGTCTTCCAGTTTTTCGAACACTTCCCACGCCTGATCGGTTTCGAGCATTTTGGCATGGCGGGCTGCGCCGCGTTCTGTCCAGAGGATGAGGGAGCGAGTTTTGGGAGAGATGGGATTTTGTGAGTGACTTAAAGTCACCCGCAAATTCTTTAGTTCATCGCCAATCACCTTGTAAAAGTGCTTACCTTCACAAAAGCGATCTGCGTTGCGCGAATAATTCTTTTTGATGTTATCTGAGTCCGTGCCATAAAGCTGTGCCAGTAACTCGGTAGTGATAACGGGAATTTGGTTGTGTGTAATTGGGGAAAGAGTTTCGACAGAAATCTGAGTGGTCATAACGATAACTCCGTACATTTGGAAATTATCGCCACCGACGACGCCAATCGAACTGGTGGCGAACTGTGCAGGGTTGGCGTAACCGGGTACGGAAACCGGCGAGCCTTTCGGCTCCCCCACACAGCCCGCCAT